AACATTGCGAATTGCATGGGGGGGGGGGATGAAATTATAAAATAACATGGTTATATTATGATATGCAAAACATGGATTTCAACATTTTAGGATACATTTTGATTGCACTCATTGCCATCATTTGCATTCGCGTGTACCAAAATTCGGACTCCTTTCAGCTGAATTGCATAGTGTCCGATGTGGATGGCAACAAGTACTGTGTGCGTGAACGCGACAAATTGGTCATGGCTGCGGATCTGTTGGCGCAGTGCACCGTCAACATGAAGAAACTGGTGGAGCACATGGAGACGGCGTATCCCGATCAAGGCAACGTGCGACGCTTGGTGGAGGGGTTTAATCCCGAACAAGTGGGTGAAACGTTGCCCACAAGTGAATTCACTGCGTACAGTGAGAATAAGGGCGAGAAGTTGGCGTTCTGCTTGAATACCACGAAGGAGGGGAACAAGCTCATTGACCCCAACACGCTCATGTTCATTGCGCTGCACGAAATGGCGCACATCATGACGGAGAGCATCGGGCACAAGGACGAGTTCTGGAAGAATTTCAAGTTCCTGCTGCACAACGCGGCTGAAATTAAAATATACAAGCCAGTGGATTACAAGAATAAACCGAAGCAGTACTGCGGAATTGAAATCAACGACAACCCGTATTTTGATTCTTAGAATGAGACAACGAAATCAACTTAAACGCGCCGTATGGCTTGTAATGCCCGCCGCTCCATTCTAAAATGAAAGGTGTCGGTTGATGCATTTGATGATGCGTTTGAAACCGGCAAAAACTCAATTGTTTTTTTTTCTTCAGCCACTTGGCGGACATCATGCCCAATGATGCGCGCGTTCCAAATGTTGCAATGCGAGAGACCGTTGAACCAGCAACTCATGTGCGTGGTTATTTTTAGGGTGGTTGGTTGTCGTTTGTTTTATAATTAAATAATAATTAATTAAAATAGTTATTGAAATGATTTTTGCAAATCAATACTTGTCAAATCTATTAAATTGGAAAGTCGTTATGTTTTTATTATCATGCATTTTTGCATTCGTTGTGTGCATTGCAATTGTAGGTTACATTCTTTTATTTTACTGCAAAAAAACATTAGATGATTTTAACATTTTTTTCAATGATTACAACTCATCAAGTAAAAACATAATTTACAAATACGGAGATTACAGGATCACGCGCGCATATTTGATCACAAATCCGCTTACAAATTTAACCGTGTGTATGTTGAATCTAATAACCATGCAAAATAGCAAGCAAGTGTTAGATGACGCCATGCACTTGAAATTGATGATTGAAATCAAAATAAATAAACATGAAAAAAAAATGATATTGATAGACAAAACAAATTGTATAAACATAATGACTGATTTTCAAATTGACGACAAATACGTCATTATTCCAATAAAATTGAAAAAAAAACACAAATCAACATTGCGCGATGTTCTTGATAAAACATGTGATCGGGTTGGCAAAATAAAATTTTTTAACTGGCACGTTTACAAAAACAATTGTCATTTTTTCATAAAAAACTTGATATTTCAATTAAACAATGGGTTCAAAAGCAGGTGTATCAAAAGTCCCAAAAAATTCAAATACTTATGCAATAAACTGTTTTGCAATGCGGTTAACATGTATTTGTACTACGTATTCATGTTTTTGTATAATTTTTTTCAAAAATACATCGTCAATATAAAAGATGATGTCATTTCAAGAATGATGCATTTGATTCATTTGTCGTGGAATAAGTTGTCGTTGTCGTGGAATAAGTTGTTCCGATCATAGACATAGGAAAAAATGTGTCGCATGTGTGAGTACCTTCCATCGTGGTGATGCACATTTCATCAATTGCAATTTCATCATTTTTATGCATTACCAAAAACTGCTCGTAAATGCGGGCACCGCCAATGATCCACACCTCGTCGTATTGGGCCGATTCTAAATGCGCGAACAAGTCCGGAATGGTTCTAAACCAGTGTTCATCGTGGGTTTCATGGGTTTCATGGGTTTCATGGGTTTCATGGGTTTCATGGGTTTCATGGGTTTCATGGGTTTGGGACGAGAGAATTAAGTTGGCGCGGCGTTTCAACGGGCGTCCGGGGATGCTGTCCCACGTTTTTTTACCCATGATTATCGCATTGTTGCCGGCGCCCGTGGTTCGCTTGGCAAAATGGGCCATGTCGGCCTTGCAACACGGCCACGGCAGCCGGCCCTTGTAGCCCATGCCACCGTCTGCGCACATGGCCGCAATGAGTTTGAATTTTATTGCCATTCCTTGATTGCCTTAACCTAACTGCATTACAATGATTTGTTTCTTTACATTTAAAATCATTTAATGGTAAATTGATAATCATAATCAATAATAATATCAATAATTATATAATTGTGATACTTGTGATACTTGTGATTGGATAAATGGACCCGATATACATTGCCAACCTTGTCGGAAGGAACCGAATGATTGTGTTTGGAGATCCTCATTCGGTGATTCCTCATTCGGTGATTCCTCATTCGGACAATCATACCACCTATTCCAAACAGCGCATACACCCCGACGACACCGTAGAAACCATTAAGCGCAAAATACTAGTGGAACTGCCGTCCGTTTCTTATGAGGAACTCTACTTGTATGCCAGCGTGCAGCCGTTTTTGACGGTGGAACGCACAGTGAAATTATTGACGTGCGGAAACCGATTCCCCATTTCCCACCACCGGCTGGGCACATTGTGCCAAAATTTGAAGAGCCCGCGCCTTGCCGAACTGCTGTGGTCGCACGATCCAGAAAAAACCGATTACACCGACGACGAACTGTCCGAATTTTTGTTGGCCGTTCAAAACAGCGACAATGTGCGCATGGACGTGCCGCTGGGTCAAACCCTGCAGTACGACTACCCCATGCCGGCGGACCCGACCCAACCCATTCTGGATCCCTTTCTGAAAAAGGCGCACCCAGATTTAGTGAAAACGAAGAACAAAACGGTTTTATTGGAACACGGGATCATTAATGAAAACGTCATTCAGGTGTGCTGTGCCGAAAACATATTGGGTTCGGATGCGGATGCGGATGCGGATGCGGATGCGGACATTGAAGCCGTTATCAAACTATACTTCCCGTATTTGCACGAAAAGGGCATTGCATCGCGCGAGCAGCTGGACGAACGCAGGCAAGAACTGATTGACGATACGCGCCCACTAATTGACGACGCATTTATGCAGCACAATGCAGCGGTTGACATGCTGCACGCCGTGTACAATGAACGACAAACCCCCGCCGAACTGCGGTACGCCGAACGCGGAATCAAATCGGTGCATTTCATTATGCGGCCCGTGTCCCGATTCACCATGCCGCTGGACAATCTGTTCAAGGTGCTGCATAGCGCACAACAAACGCCGCTGATCAAATACAACCCGCAAGGGCAACGGGAAAAGGTGTATCGCATGTATGCGCCCAGCGTTGCGAAAAACGGGAACCGAATTCCGGTCCTGACCAAATCCAAGATTGTGCGACTTGACGGTGAAATTGGCAAACGCCGGCGTGTGGCAGCCTACATGGAACGCCGCATTGACGGTGCCGGCTTCATGTGCGAAGTGGTGTGCGAATTTGACGCGGAAGCCAACGTGCACGTAAAGGCGCAATTTCGGCGGACACTGCAATACGATCGTGTCTACAATAACATGGTGGACCACGTGTTGCGGGAGTGCTTGAATCCCATACTGGACGAAGCGCGCAGTTTTTTGCAGAGCACGACCGGCAACAGCATTGAACGATTCTGCAGCATTGCGGTCCCGACTGTGGATATTGTGGACATCGTGTATGCCGCGCATTTAACGGACACGCCAATGATTCGCGCGCAAAGCATCATGGGCTGCGTGTCTTCGGTGTTCACCGTGATCAACGAAACCGCGGACGAGCTCACCATGCGCTATAAGCGCGTGTCCAATTATGACGAGCGCTTCGGTGCAGAAGCCTACATTGTTGAACGCATGCAGAAAGAGGCGACTGTGGCCAGTATTGTGTCCGGACTCGTTAAAAATCGTTTGGTCAAGACCGAAGAAGAAGCCATACAGCGCGTTGCGGATTATCGGGCAGAAGAACAAGTGCTGGAAACGGCGCACCGACGCGCGCGCACGAGGGTGAAACAGCCCGGGTTTTTAACCGTGATGCGGCGCGAAAACACGGAGCTGCACATTGAAATCAGCGACATCACCCAAGTGTGGTATCTGCGGCTGTTGGAACATTATTTGGACGCCTTGATTCGGGTTGCAATGTACCGGGATCGCAAGGGGGGGAGAACCACCCGCGTGCTTCTTGCCGATATGGAGATGCTGTGCGCCCAACAACCCAAACGGTCGGTGTCTGAATTAAAAGAATTGAATGAAGACACCGCGAGTGTGACGGCCGTTCCCGATTTTGTGGCGGACTTGTCGTTTGAAGACCAGATTGCACTGGAACGTGCCCAAGAGGGCGTGGGTGCAATGGAAGCCGAAGAAGACGAATATGCGGGGCTGGGCGATGTGCTTGACATTATGGGCACTGACAGCGGCAGTGACAGCGGCAGTGACAGCGGCAGTCAATCCGGAGGGGGGCCTCGCAAAAATGTGGCAAGCGAAGGGGACGAAGGGAGTGAAGGGGACGAAGGGGACGAAGGGAGTGAAGGGGACGAAGATAAACCATATGCGCCACAGTCTTTGAAAAATCCGAATCCGTTTGAACACAAGCTGCAAAAGAGCGAGCCCATTCTGTTTCTCTCTAAAAAAACGGGGAATTACGACACTTACTCCACCAACTGCCAATCCAACATCAAGCGGCAACCGGTCGTGCTGTCCAAGCAAGAATACGATGCGCTGTACGCCGATCCTGATATGCGGCCCATTCTAAAGGACGCGTTGGAATACGGGTCGGACCCCGACAACAAGTACTACTACATGTGTCCGAGATACTGGAGCTTCAAAGACCGTCGTCCCATTACTGAACAAGAAGTCAAGGACAAGCAATTGGAACGACACGTCATTGGAAAAAAGGACAAGGAAGTGACGCTGGACAAATACATTTTTGAATTCAATGATTACGGCAAAGAGCACATGGGTGCCAAGGGCTACATTCCGCATTATCCCGGATTTTTGAATACGAGCGTGCATCCGAACGGCCTGTGCGTGCCGTGCTGCTTCAAAAAAAAACAACAGTTTGCCGACTTGAAGACGTGCGAAGACAAGCTGCAAGTTGCAAAAGGGCAAGAAGCGCCTATAAGCGAACCAATAATAAGCGAACCAATAATAAGCGAACCGGTGCGCGAACCAATCATAAGCGACGCGCCTAAAAACCCTGTTCCAAAAGCGCCTCATAAGGCCCCCGATGATTACATTGTGGGTCCAGACAAGTTTCCCATTCCGCTGGGTCGTCGCGGGTACCTGCCACAATCCGTGCAACGTTTTTTGAATTACGACAACAGCACGTGCCAAGTGAGTCACGCAAACAAAACGTTGAAAATGGGGGTAAAATGCTTGCTGCGCAACGGCGTGCAGGAGTGGGACAAAGACGCCATGGGGCGGGACGAGAAACCGTCCCAATTGAGCGAGCTGCAGTCGTTCATTGCATGCATGGCCGCGCTGCGCCAAGATCCCCGTCCGAAGACCATTGCGGAAATGAAACAAATTATTTTGGACGGCATTACACTGGACTCGTTCATCGCGTACCAGAACGGCACACTGGTGGACGCGTTCAAACCGCCCCCCGGTGAAGAAAAAGAGGTGCACGCATCCGCATCCACATACAGCAAGACCCAATACGTGCAGAAAATGAAGGCAGCCATGAAGGGCAACCCTGCCGCAAAGGCCGCCGTGAACAATGCGATCAACGCCTACGAGAATTTCAGGCGGTTCATTGAAAGCAACGACAGCGTGATTGATCACACGTACATGTGGGACATTTTCACGACGTTCAATCCCAAAATATTCACGCAAAAGGTGGGGTTCAACCTCATCATTCTGGAAGTGCCGAAAGACGACAACAGCGACACGCTGAACATCGTTTGTCCGTCCAATCACTACTCCAACAATTTTTTTGACGTGCGAAAAATGACGGTGGTGCTGATCAAGCAATACAATTACTACGAACCCGTGTTCCAATTCACGGACAATGAGGACGCAAAGAAAACGGATGTGAAGACGTCCTTCAGTCTGTCGGCCCCGACGCTGATGCCCAATCTGAAAGTCATGATAGAGCTCATAAAAGACCGCATTTACCCCGGATGCATCCCCATCAAGGTTGCCAGTAAACCGTACGCGTTCAAATACAACATTTCCGCCTCGGAGGCGATGGCCGTTCTGAAACGCCACCACATTGTGGTGAATGAATTGGTCATGAACTACGATTCAAAAATAATCGGGCTTGTGGCCGAAAAACGCACGGACAAGGGCGTGCATGCCGGCATTGTGATGACGGCGGCATCCCCGTTGGACCCAGACATAGTAGACTTGGAATTGGACCTTGTGATGATGGATGACCCCGACATTTGGGGGTCGTATGCCGACACCCTAGCGTTCCTTGCATTCGTGCACAAAGAAACCAAAGGGAAAATTCCGTGCCTGCCACGCATTAAAGTGATAGACGATGCGCACCTCATCGGAATCATGACCGAAACAAACCAGTTTATGGAAATTCGGCCACACATTGCAGAACCGATGATTCCCTCCATTAAAACCAACCCGCCAATGGACAGCATTGCCTACAACACGACGAACCCGAATGCCGTTGACGCCGAAGTGCAGACTGGGGTGGGGGGTATCGGTGAAGATGCGGAGCGCGTGCGATACGTGCAACGCGTTCAATTGGAAACCGAAATGTACGACACGTTTCGCAATTCCATGCGCATCATGATGAACAAAATAAAAAACATTGACAAAAAGAAGCGGATTGAAGACCTTGTGCTGAATAATGAGTCCTCCGGCAATTATGATGCCAGCATTCGGGAAATCATGCAAATATGCCGAGATATGGGCGATCCCGTGATTTATTTCACAAAGATGCAAGGCGCGGTGCTGGATGCCTTCATTTCGGAACATCGGTTCAAAACCACGTCCACTGACTTCATGCGCTGCATTTCTGCAGAACATCGGGTTGAATACGCGGTCAACAGTTGCATGCGCACGGCGAACCCAGTAGGCGAATGCGCCATTATTTTGCCGGAAAAAAACTTGATCAACGGAATAAACAACCGCACGTTTTATTACGGAAAGTTGGCCGACGAGTTGTTGCGATACACCCGCATTCGGCGCTTCATTTTGTCGGGGTCGTCCTCATTGACGTCGCTCACGCCGATCCAGTACGATTTAAACGATGATGAAATTATACTGTTTCAATCGCAACTGGACGCCCATTTTGACCAGCTGGAACCAGGGGGGGGAGTAATGAACCGGTTTGCACGATACAATACATTCCACACCTCAAATCCAGACATGACCCCAGGGGAAATCCCGTCCAGCAAATTTGTTGGCGCGGCAGACAAGGCAGACGAAGCAGACAAGGCAGACGAAGCAGACAAGGCAGACAAGGCAGACAAGGCAGACAAGGCAGACGATCAAGGCGCATTATGCGCACCCGTCACAGTGAAACCGTTAAGCGGACGCGCTTGTGCACACTATTTTCCCGCATCCATGAAACTGCTCTCGTTTGAAAATGCGGCAGGAGAGTGCACGTTTGAAGTATTTTTATCCATAATGCGGGAAGAAAATGCCGAATATGCGGGCATCACCGTGCGGGAACTGAAGACCATTCTGGTTTCCAAATATGGCGACATCATGCGAACCCACAAAGTGCAGCTGATGAATTACTACAAGCATTTGACGGCAAATCGCACGGTGCTGGCCGCCAGACCCGATGACTTCATCATGAACTCGTTTCATTACATGACGCACTTGGACCTGTGGATTTTGGCGCAGCAGTTTCGCATCCCCATTGTGCTGTTTTCGGCCCAACATCAGCACCCATTGGTTGAAAACAAGGCGCCCGCACTCGTACTGTACTATGGAGATGCACCGAACGATGCCAGCGATGTGCGGGCCTATTTTGTGATGACGCTGGGACGTTTGCGCGATGTTCCCCCCAGTTACAGCATCGTTCGGAACGACGCAAATGAACTGAAAATATCTTTGAGTCAATGCACAAATCCCGAATTTGTGGAGGAAATCATGAAACAACTTGTCGTTGGGGTAAGCCCCGTTGCGCAATTTGTTGCGGAATACGTTCCCGTTGTTAAAAAACGGATTGCTCTAGAAGAATGAAATAAAATTACACGGTTATTTGTCATTCGTTCGTTATTCATATTTCATGTATGTATGCAAAAAAATGATGTTTAAAAATACATCATTTTATTGGATTTTGCCTACTTGTGCATCTTTTGTTTGTATCGTTCTATAATTCGGTTTACATAAAGTTTGCTATTTCGTGCGTGTTCTTCCGCGTCTTCCTCCGCGAGATTTACGAGTTTTGGATGGTGATGACCTTTTTGACGAATCCAATGATTTCGTTCGGCGCGGAACCATGTTCAGTATTGGCGTGTATTTGCACAAATGAGACGGCATTCTGCAAATTGGAGACCGGCCGGTTGCGCTGCATTTGCAGGCGCGCACCAAATCTCTCGGGATTGGCTTAGGTTGTTCAGTTAACCGTTGCATTGCTAGCCGGCTTAATCCGGCCATGCTCGGAGTTGTGCGTCGGATGGTGTGTCGGATCACATTGTTCACATTGGCCTCTAACCGGAGCGCGATCCCCCGTTCCGCGTCGGTTTCCAGACTTCGCATGTGCGCAGACGGAAGTTGATACAGGCAACGAAACAGCGTTGCGTATTCAATTGCTAACCGAACCAGCTCCGATTCATCGCAACCCTGACCCAGCGCGCAGCCAACGACGATGGCATCAATTTCGTTGCTGAAAGCTTTTTTTTGTTTATCCATTTACAAAGCAATGTATTAATTATATGTTAGTTATATATATTTATTACACATTATATTGTTGCCAACGACGTTTGCATGCGTTGTTTCTAGTTTGTCTGTGTTTTTGTTTGCGTTGGTTAGACCCACACTGGCTTCGCTGTCACTTGCCCATCACTGGCAATGAAAATGAAGATTTGTCTTCTTGCATGGACATGCTTCCATGCGAAGCTATAATGAAAAAAAAAATAAAAATGTGAAAAATAAACCGATTTTTATTGTATTATAAACAATTTCACATAAAATGGTGTGCGCACTAAAATCCGATGCTGTAGTTGTCCGCACCATGACCCAGATCCACCTTCTGGATGCTGCCCACATTGGATTCAATAGTCAGCTTTTCAAACGCGCACGCGCTCGTGTCCATGGCGGCTGCACCCATGGCCTCCGCAATCTCCGCCTGCTCGTTCTGCGCTTGGAACGCCACGTCCTCCATCCTAGCAATCATCTGCGGCAGGTCAAGCATGACTTGGAAGCTGCTGGTGCCGTAGTACCCCTCCTGCCCGCACATCACGTTGGCCGAAATGCCGCGCATTTGGTCCAGCTCCGCATGGCGCGCGGCCTTCAAGAACATCTCCGGGGTCTCCTCAAACGACGCCTTGGCAATGGGGCCAATGTTGTCGTTGTTGATGCCGTGCCGGAAAATGGACACCATGCCCGAACTCGCCGTCATGCGGTCGCACAGCAGGCTCAAGTGATGGTAATTGATGTACGTGCCGTCGTTCTCAAACACGCCCGTCATCTCGGACAGGAGCGCCTCGCGCGCAGCCTCAATGCCCAGCACGCTGCGAATCTCTTGGATGTCGTCGCTGATTGTGCGGTTCACGTCAATGTAGTCCAGTGCCAGCACGTCCATCAAGTTGGTCCCCTTCGTGTCTAAAACCCACGTCTCCTTCTTCACGTATGCGCCGTCCTCCTTGTGCAGTGTGTCCATCAGCTTGCGCAGAGTCACCTTGCTGATGTTTTTCAGACCCCGCAGCACAATGTTGTTCAGCAGCTGGTCTTGGAAAGCCTTCAGCAAGTAAATCTTGTCGGACTGATCCAGCGGGTTCTCCTTCGGCTTCAGCGGCTTCTTGCCGTTGATGTTGTTCATGCGCAGACGGAACACCAGCTTGTCGGCATTGTAGTCGGCATAAATGCAGCTCACGTCGTCGCCGTGACTGTTTTTGATGGCGAAGTGCACGTCGTCCATGGTGATGCGCTTGTCCAACATGGCCTCACGGCTCATCACCATGCGGATAATCCACTTGGAGCGCGCCGAATCATTCGGATCGGCCTCCGCTTCGGGTGCTGTGCCCGCGCACTCCTGCAGCATGCGCTGATACTCGTAATACTGCAACATCGTGCTGCGGTCCTCCTGTATCAACGTGTTCATGTCGTCGGGGTCAAAGCAGATGGACACGTTTTCCACCAACTCGCTCAGCTGCGTGAGCTCAATCTGCGCAATGAGTTCTTTGGCGCGCTCGCAGTCGGTCTCCTCGTCCTTCTTCAGGCAAATGGTCAGCGACGAGTTCTTCGGGTTTTCGGTGATGGACAACAGCTCCTCAATACGGGGCACACCGCGCGTCACGTTCGCCTTCATGGCAACACCGCTGCCCGCTGTGTGAAATGTATCGAAAAGTGCCATTCCATTTTCAATGATGAATGTGCGAGTGTCTTCAACTGTGAAATCATACATCCATTCGGTCGGGTTTGGAATTTCTTCAATGCTGACAATCTTGTCAAAGCGAACGTCAGGAAATGGGTTGGTTCCAATGATTGCGGCCAGTTTGTTGCGATTCATGTTTGTGTGCACATTTCCGTTGTGTACAAATGTGGGAATGACATCATTCACTTCTGATGATTTAGATACCTTTGCAATTTCATCCAATCGTGTCTGTTTGTAATCAATGAACAAGCGCATTTCATTTGCAAATTTGACAGCACCATCTGATTTGATACTAATGGTGTATCCTTGCAATATGTTTTTGCTACCACGATTGTTTGTTTCACATTTAGTTGGCTTGGATATTTTGCTATAAATTCCAAATCCAAATCCCAACATGGTTTGAAGGTTTTCAAGTAATTTTCTGGAAACACTATACGCACTGATGTATTTTGCTTTTTTGCCAATTGCCCCATCTCCACCGAAATAACCACTTAACAC